ATCCTTGGGGCTTGTCATTACAGAGATTGAAGTGTGGGGGGTATGTTCAATTGCCTTTATGAATCTTGTTGTGGCAACTATTACACAGGCTCACAAGGTTATCCAGCACTAGCCTCTTACTGTAGTCTTGTTTAATCTCCTTTATATGATGTACTACATCAGCAGTAATCACTATCCCCATTCTCAAGCACTGTTGGCACAACCCATGATCTCTAGACAAAGCCATTGACCTTACCTTGATCCACGCATTGGAGTTATAAAATTTTACAGACTGTTTATCTCTGTTGTGATCGTATTGTTTACGATTGTCATACTTGCTTAGTGAGTGTTCATCGCAGTATCCACTAGAGTTCCTTGTTAATGCTGTACACTTCTTGCATTGCTTCAAAGGTCTTAGCATCTTATATCTTTAGACTCATCTGATTTGCCTTACCCTGCCATTAACCTTGCAATATGTATGGTTGCTGTCCATGCACTCTCTCATTCCATCATAAGTATTGACAGGTATCTCCATGTATTCGCACGACTGCTTGTGTTCGCACTTCCTCAAAGGGTGACAGTAGCACTCAGGCCTGCCATGTTCCCACTTGATATATAAGACTATATTCATTGCATCATCTCCTTGCATAAAAATAAGACACCAGGCTTATGGGCACCTGGCGTCTTGAAGGGATATCTCTATTCTAATTAGAACATGAATGTGTTCGGTTTTTTCGGTCAATTTAAACAATTTATAATATATTTGAATGACTAAAAATAATTCAACCTCAGAATGTTTTCAATTATATCTAAAGTTAAGTGCTTTCTCGGTATATCTAACACCGCAGATTCAACACCTATTCCATCGCTTTTAAACTCCAAATCTTCTTTTTTAATCAAAAGAGCTATATTGTCAAGTTTCACATTACTAAATAATGTAAGACTTGAATCCCTTAGTTGAAGCACTCTGTAGTTATCATCCACTTCGCCAACTATAATAAATTCGTTATCATATTTATTGAAACTAACTTCTGACAGCCACTTGTATGACTTCGAATCCTTTTTAATCTGATAAATATTAAATTCTAAATCCATATTGCTTTTCTCCTTTCATATTATACCTACAACCTTATTGTTCTTCGTCAACCATCTGTTATGTTTTTGTCTCGGGAAACTTTCGTCATATTCCCCAATATGCCGCGCTACCTGATGCCAGCTCAGCCCGTTGATATAACGCAAACTCATGATCTGTCTCATTTCGCTGTCTGGTATCTCGCATATGTACCTTGATAGCCTGTTATACTCCAAGATGCTTTGCTCCTGCTTGAGTTCTATCAATTTGACAGTGTCCGCTATCTCGGACCGCAACTTATATATCTTGTTCTCATCTATATCTGTGAGTCCTTCTATCTTGATTGACCTCTGCGTATATGGGAAATTAACCATGGATCCCTTGACGCTGTCGGTTGCCGTCTCGTTCTTCACATCCTCCAGCGTCCTCCTGAGTTCATTAATCCTATGCTGGTCTCTCTCTATCTCCCTGTTCAAATGATACAGCTGCGATAGTTCTCCTTTTGTCAAATTCTTGTCCTCCTTATGTCTTGCTCGTGGTTGCACACTTTGCAGTAGAAACACAATCCATCTGGAGCGCTTTTGTTTTTCGAGAAGTTATCTGGTGTTAGCCATCCGTTACAGCACAAACAATGTTTCAAGCCCTCGGCCTTATTAAGCACTGTCTTTATCCTCATCATGCCCTTAACGCTTTCTTGATTCTTAAGACCTATGAACTCTATCTCCTTGTCTATGGCCTCGTTTATTTCTTCAATACTCATTCTCAGCCCTCCTACATATTCATGAATTCGCGTATTAGCTTCTGTCTTTCAGTCAACTCGCCTTCAGTCCCAGTCAGATACCCGGATGTTGTGCTAAATATTTCTACAAGCTGAGCTATCATTTTCAGCCCCGGCTCTGTGTAGCCGTTTTCCAGGTAGTATATATCCGTTTTGCTTATTCCTAACATTTTAGCAAGTTGCTTCGGTGTCAATTCCCTTTCAATCCTTAGATTCCGTACTCTCTCTCCAAACATTCTTTTGTACATTGTTTACCCTCCTTATTGATTGAAACTAAACACATAAGCACAACTCCGATGCTACACCCGATGCACCCCGATACTGCACAAACCGCGACTATAAGACCAATCATTCTTTTTCCCCTTTGCATTGATTAGATCCCGGTTTAAATCCTAAATCAATTACTGAATCGGTTGCTGATACAAGCCCATCCTCTGTCATAATTACAAATGTTTTATATTCTTTTTCGTTTATCGTATTTCCGTTTTCGTCCAAATTTCTGATGATCATTACTGTTTTTTTAGAATTCATTTTTTATCCCCCTTACTTACAATATTTTTGTATTGCGCACTAAAACCTTCTTGAAATTTGGTAAATTACGTTTACTGTTACGCTGTTTCCGGCTTGTTCGCACAATTCATTTTCGCTTGTAATCTTCAATGCCTTATCTGTTAATTCGTCCGGGAATCCTTGTAAACGCATTCGTTCTTTAGCATTTAATATATGCAAATTCCCTTCATAGTCACATACGCAGCATTTTGTTTTCGCCCTGGCTTTTGGCAGGCAGCACATGATTCCATCAATCATATAAAATCTGTCTTGCTGACTACACATTCCTTTTCCGCTTGTATCTGCTTGAACACTTTTAAGAATGCCATGTGTTGATTCTTGGATAGGGAAAACACTTCTTTTCTCGGTGTTTCGATTATGTCCAACAATGTACACTCTTTCCCTGTTTTGTGGTATTCCGAAGTGTTTAGAGTTGAGAATTTGCCACTCTGCATAGTACCCGATTTCATCCAGTTCAATGAGAAGTCTGAGGAAGTCAATCCCTCCGTTAATACTAAGTAAGTTTTTAACGTTCTCAATGAATAGAATTGAGGGTCTATTTTCTTCTTCTGTATCTCTAATAAGTCTTGTAACTGTGAAAAACAGGCTTGAACGCTTACCACTGAATCCCTTTTGATTTCCTGCGATTGATAGGTCTTGGCAAGGGAATCCGAAGCACCAAATGTCTGCTCCAGGAAGTTCATTTGCCCTGACACTTGTAATATCTGTTCCAAACCATTCCTCCTTTTCTGGATCATGTATTGCCACATAACTTCTATTTGCGCTTTCATCAATTTCACAATGCCCCAGGCATTTATGGCCTGCTTGTTGCATTCCCAATCGAAAACCGCCTATTCCACTAAAAAAATCCAAAAATGTCAACTCTCAGCCTCCTATGTTGTGCGCCATTATTTCATAATCCGGTTAAACAAATATGCATGTTTTTCCTGTTATTTTTGCATACTGGTGTTCAAATTGTGCGCCTTTACTGTCCTCCCAGCCCTTTATGAAGCATACTCCCTCGCATACATCTATCATTGTGGTACATACCTTCATGTATTCGTGGTGTTCAAATCCGCCGTTCATGTTTGCTGGGTTCATGACCGCATGCCCTGCGGCCTCAAGGATTTTTTCTGCTTCCCAAAATTGATTCTTGTAATTCTCATTTCCTGTGATTTTGCCAGCTATATATATTTTCATTTATTCCGCCTCCAATTCAAGTAATTTTATATCTACTCTTGGAATTTCTGAGTAACATTTACTTATTAAACATTCCACCACCTGGCTGTCATCGTGATAAGCTATTCCATTGAGTGAATCCAGAATTGCCTTGCAGACGTTGTCGATGTCCGGCTTCTTTGTGGGCCTTATTTTTCCGTTCAGCATTAATTCTCTTTTTTTCTTTGAGGCGCTCTTTGGAATTGTAAAATAACAATATATCTTTGCTGCGAGTTGCCCTTCTAACCGCTTTTTATCTCTGCTTAACATAAAACATTGCTTAACCCAGTTTTCATAATTAATCGTGTCCTGCGGTGTATATGTATGGCCTGTTTTTGTTGACATTCTCGGCCTTGCTTTTGCTTTTGGCTCTCCGGGTATTGTAAATTCAATCATCAAATCACTCCTTTATTAAGGCGGACTCTCGCCCGCCACATTGCTATGATATTATATTTATGCGTTCAATGCCTTTCAGAGCTTCAGTCAGATATTCTTGGATGCTCTTCATAGCTTCATTTCTCCAAGCTCCACCGTCGGCTTCATATAGTGCTGCTTTTGGGCCTGACTGCATCCGGAATATGAACTTGCTTTCTGGCTGCTCAATCTCCGGGAAGGTTCTGTATGGTGCGAGTATTACCGGGTTAGGTACCACCACATCATTCACGCTGGCCACCCCGGTTTTTATTGTTGCTGCCTGGCTTACTCCATCGTCCCCGATCTGCTTTATGCCTTCTTCCTTGATATTGCCTATAACCTTCAGGAGCAGTGCCCTGGCGTTGTTCTCTACAAAGCTACTCTGCAGCATGATATTGAACTGCTCTGTTTCCATGAACCTATCGAAAACTATATTGTTCGGAGTTAATGCCTGGCAAGTCATGAAGCATTCTCTCTCTGCGTCTACCCTAGTTCTGGCTAACAACGAAACTCTTCCTGGGCTTTCCACGTGCACTATAAGTTCTTGGCCTATTTCAATTTCATCCGGATCAGCCTTAATGTAATCTATCAGCGCTGTCAGTGTAGTTGTCTTAAGTGATTCCGGTTTCGGGTATTTTACCTTGTGAAGCGGATTTGTCGAATAGCTCAATCCATCTACCTCTATGATTTCCGTAGCTCCTAAACCTACCAAGTACTCTAAACTATCTCTGCTAAACATTAATATTCCTCCTAAAATTTTATTATTTTACCAACTGAAGACCTTTTAGGTCCTCGACCGTTGGATTCAATACTTCACCCGTCTCACTGTCTACTTTGATTGCAGTCTGTCCAGTGATCTGCTTTTTATATTCTGCTGCCATAATCTCGCCATCCAAGTCTCTGTCTATCAATACCGTGGTATGTACCGACTCCCTTGGCGCTAAGGTTACCTTTGTCACAATATCCACATTGGTGATATCCCTGTCCTCTTTGGCTTCGAAGGTCATATTGATAGTTACTTTCCTTTTTGTTTTATATGGAGTATTGGGATCCGCGATATTCTCCATAACCTCCCTCACTGCCTGGTTCACTCTTTCGGCAAACCCTCCTCCTGCTAAAGCTTCAAGATTTAACATTTTTTCTGACATTGCTATTCCTCCTTTAATTTTAAAATGGTATTTCTCCGTCATCTACTTCGCCTATTCGAATGTACCCTTCGTTACTTTCTGCCGCTGATCCCATATCTGGTTTGCTGGCCCATTCTAAAAACTGTACTTCATCCGATATAACCTCTGTTACATATCTCTTTGTTCCGTCCTTTGCATCGTAATTTCTGACCTGAATTCGTCCGCTGATTCCTACCAGCTTTCCCTTCGCTGTGTAATTTGCGCAGCTTTCAGCGGTTTTTCCGAATACAACTACCGGGATGAAGTCTGCTTCTTTCTCTTTGTCCTTCTGGTACCGCCTGTCTACTGCTATGGTAAACTGCGCTACCGCTGTTCCTGTTCCTGGTGTGAATTTTAAAGCTGGATCAGCTGTTAATCTTCCAATTAAAACAACCTTGTTGATAAGTCCTCACTCCTTTTGTTTTCATGTCTTTTTTTCATGTGGTATGCTGCATGATCTTTGAAAGACATTAGTTTTAAATTTTCGATCCTATTGTCATCTCTCTTGCCATTGATATGATGAACTACTTCATCTCGATTTATGTGTATTCCCAATACGCAACTCATGACTAAAATGTGCTCCATGATATATCCATCCACGTTGCTTCTAGGATGATCAGGAAAATAAACTGCAATATATCCATCGCTTCTTCTTTTCTTATGGCCAATACCTTTCTTTAGCCTAACTTCTCTTAATTTTAGTTTTGCTTCTTCGGTTGTAATTCTCCCCTTTTGCATCATCGACATTTTCGAAAGCGAATCCTCTGAATGTTTATGTCCTTTAAAAGAAAAGGCTGCTTTTTGTTCTCTTGTCTTGATTCCATATTTGTGCAAGTAGTTATAAACTGTTCCAATTGCAATGTCTAATTCTTTTGATATCGTGTGCATTGGTTTATTTTCGTCAATATAAAGCCTTACTAGTACGCTTTTATCTACCTTGTTCATCTCTCTATCCCTCCATGCTTATATATAAATTTGTGAATCATGGCCGCTACCTACCCTTCTGATATTTGTTTCAGTTTTATTTTATCTACCAGGTGTTTGATTTGATCCTTGAAGCCTTCTGGTAATAAGCGATCGTCTTCTTCTCTGGCCTGCATAGTGCCGTACATCTTCATGAAGTTACTCCTGGTTACTTCGATGTTTTCGCTCATGCATATATCCCTCCAACCCATGCATTGCACAACTTTGTATGTTGCTCCAGAGAATAGCTCGGCCGGGTTGCCATAGGAACCACATTTACCGATTGCCCGCCTGACTTCTCTCCAGGCTTCGCCGGCATCGAGAATATCTTCCGGTTTTGTGGTAAGATTCACAGCTGCTTTTCTGATTTCAGCAATATTAGGCGGATATTCACTTGTCATCATCACTTTTTTTAACGCTGCTGATGCGATTTCAAACGGAAGATCGCCTATAAGCTCATGCCATAAAACAACCTTTGCTTCGTTGATTTCAAATCTGGAATAATTAGCAGAAATTAATGTCAGCAACTTAATGGTTTCGGTTTTTTTCATCAACTATTTTCCTCCTCGTGTTTATACTTCTCATAGAGCTCCATAGCTTTTAATGTGTTGGCGTTATATTGACCTGTGCCTTGAGCCTCTGTTTCACCCTTCTTGACATTGTCCTTAAGACACCAAGTGTTTAGCGCCCGGTAATGGTCCTTGTAGCTTCTGCCTTTCCCGTTTGCTATGTAGTTGTCCAGAGCAACGATATTTTTCTTCACAAGCACCTCGCCGAACTTACCTATCAAACCTTGGTACTGCTCTGAAGTGATCTTCACATATTCAATGAGCTCATCGATATCCTTTAAGCTCATATACTTTACTTTGCTTTCTTTTAATTTACTTTCCTTTACTTTACTTTCCCCGTTTTTGTTAACCGAAACTTCTGTATCTTGGGGTTTCTGCATGCACAAACCCTCGTTTAAAGGTGTTTCTGCATGCAATAACGGCTTTTGGGGCATTTCATCCACTCTTCGCTTGAACGCATCACGCACATTATCGATTAAGTTTTGCACCCAGATTACCCCATCTTGAGTCCATAGGGTCTTATCTATGGCATCGAGATCAGACAACGTATTAAGGATATTGTTTGCAGTTTCATCGTTTACGCGGGTTTTTGCAAGCAGAAACTCCCAATTAGCGATATTTCTGCATTCATAAACCATTCCACTAGTGTTTCCTAGTAACTCTAAAAGCTTAAACCAGAAGGCATAACCATCATTTGAATATTTGCTTTCTAATACAAAAATTGTCTTGCCATGGTTTACAGAGTGAGGAAAATATTCAATCGTTTGTTTTTTAGGTCGTGCCATTTAAACACCTACTTTTATGCTCGGATTTATGGCAGGCTTCGCATAAAGTTATGCCATTATCAATCACATATCTTAATTTTTTATGTTTAGCAAAGGTCTTTACATGGTGAGCATTCAAAGCCCCTCCTACTTGACCGCACTTTTGGCAAATGTACTCGTCTCTTTCAAATACTGCTTTTCTCCAGTGTTTATACCGCGTATTTTTTCTATAATCGCTATCAGCCCTATTCCAAAACGGTGTTTCTCTGCCTTTCCACACAATTATTTCATTTGTATCAGGGCTTACGGCAGCATGGAAATCGTCTAAATCTATACCGCAATGTCTTAAATACTGCTTTCCATCGATTAAGCTTTCTTTAAATGCGCACTCAAAACAATAATCTATATTTTCACCTGTGCTGTATCTCGGCCACGCCTCCTCAATTTCTTTGCCGCAGGAATTGCATTCATAAATTTCATATGGACAATTTTCATAGCCATTTTTTATTAAGATTGTTTTTAATAAAGCCATACCCATCCTCCTTACTTACACGACATATACTTCTGTCCCTGTTAGTTTCTGAACCTCTTCCTTGAATCGAACCTCGTTACTGTTATTGCTGCTCAGGTGCAGCAGATATATTTGTTTTACTTGGCTTAAGTCATTTGATTTTAACAGGTCCAGAAGGTGGTCCAGACTCATGTGGCTCTTCATTAATCGAGATGCCAGCTCTATTGGTATATATCCGGCTGCGACACTATGCTGCAGGGTTTCTGTATCATAATTGCACTCAGCCATAATGATGTTTAAACCCTGAAATTTATACTTGATGTAATATGTGTCAGTGAAGTAAAGGAGCTTCTCTCCTGTTTCGTTCGACCTAATTAAAAACCCTAAAGGTTCCGGTGAATCGTGTTGCACATCGAAGGGAAGTATGTCCAAAGTTCCTACCGTTAGTTCTTCAAGCGCTTTAACCCTGCGTATGCGGTGCCCTGTAAGCCTGCACGCCTCAATTGTGCCTTGGGAAGTATATACGTCTACCCCGAGCCTTGCAAGCTCCCTGGCGGCCTTGCTGTGATCTAGGTGGTTATGTGTGATAAGGCAGCCGTCTATCTGAGACAGCTTGAATTGACACCCGATTTGTATTGCCCTTATAGGGATCCCTGCGTCCAGCAGGAGAGTTGTTGCCCCATCGCTTATAAGATAGGCGTTACCGCTGCTGCCGGATGCAAGTACATTGATATCCATTTAAAAATTCAACCCCGGTATGGTTTCCTGTCCTGCTGCCGCCGGAGTATTTAGTATTTCACCTGTTTCTGTATCTACCGCGTGACCGTTGATCTGTTTTGGCGATTCTTCCACCGGAGCGACATCTATAAAGGTTCTGTTTGCATTGGAATCTATCTCGGCCTGGGACTCCATTTCCACATACTTTGCCTCTCGCATTTTCATGAACTGATACGCATCGTCCACCTTTTTGGGATCTCTAGGCATGTGCTTAGCGCTGAATACTTCGCGTTTTATGGTCTTGATGCACATTTCTTCGAACCATCCATTAGACTGCTTTTCGACCTGTTTTCCATTTTCCCAGACCTTCACATTGCCGCCCCAAAACTCTGCAGCCGCGTAACTCGGTTTTCTTTTTTCTATGTCTTTCATGGTCATTATTATCAGCTTGTTTTTTATCGGATCGCTGTACTCGATATACCCAAAACCTCCGATTACATCGCCCCTGTCGAAAGCATTGTTGATTTCGAATTCATAAGATTCGATCTTGATATCCTTGGTCTTTTTAATAGGCCTGAAGGCGTCTGACGAATATACTAGCTCAATGGTTGTGGCCACCGGCTTATCTACTGCGTACTTCTCCGCAATATACTGAATACCGTTATACCCTGGCATCAAGGTGATATCGTACTTCTGTGTTTTATTGTTTTTGTAAGGTATAGGTGACAGGTGGTTGTCCTGCATCATATCAAGGCCCATTCGCGCATAGTGGACTACATCCAAGGCCAGGTCGTTCAGGTTGACATTCGCCCATGTTGTCGGAAGGTTGTTGTCGTACTTGTGATCTTTGTTGTTCTCGTTCTTCCTGATCCTATTTTCTTCTGCGGTCTTGAGCGCTCTGTCTATCCCTATGAAGTACCCTTGTATCAATTGGCGTTGATAGTCTGAAACCTGCAAGGCCCCGGCTACATTGGAACCAAACTCCTTGAGCACCTGTGCGGTGAATCTCTGGCTTATTGGCAGCTCTGGCTGCTCGTTCTGTACTGCTGGTTGATTCGATTGGTTTGACATTGTATATTCCTCCTCTTATTTAGTTGTTAATTTCCAATCTGAGTTTGCTATCTGCCTCTGATACTACTAAGCGGATCACCTGAGTGTTCATCTTTAGGAGCTTTGTTACGCTCTCCGCATTGTCTACGAATACCGGCATTGTTATTCCCCAGTGTAGTGATAGTGCTTCGATTATCTCTAAGCCGGCATTAATCCTTGCCGCGTTATTTGAAAATACAAATGGAACCATCCTGCCGCCTTCAGCTGGGATCATGACCTCGCAATCTTCTTTTACCCCGCCATTCTGTTGTTCAACAAACAGTCTGAAACGTACATTCTGGAATTTATCATTTATCTTCTCTGTCAGCATGTTGACCTTTGTTTTGATGAATACCTCGCACAGGTATATTCCCTGCTCGAGCTGCTCGTACTCCGCCGCCAGTTTCTTCTCCTGGGCTTCAAGTTCCTTGATGCGTTCCTTCTGGATATTGACTATGCTTATCTTAGATTTAGACTCTTCTTGTTCGCTTATCTTGGTTTGGATGAACCGGATTTTATCGTCCTGGCCAGAAGACAGTTGCCTTATTGTGGCTCCTTTATCTTCTTCGGACTTTCTTAGGCTTGATATCTTGGCCATGATCAGGGAATACTGCTCTGTGCTCTCGAAAGATACCGGCTGTTTTATCTGGGACTGCAGTATTGCCAGGTGCTCTTCTTGGTCCTGAACCGCATTGGTATATTCCGCTATCTGATCTTCAAGTTCTTTGGAGGTAGCTTGCAGCTGTTCAATTATCTCTTTGCTGGCTTCCTTCTGGCCTCTTGCATTGATATTCTCAAGGCGCTTGCCCTTGCTCAGGTTGAAATCCTCCCGTAGCTTCTGGATGCTTTCTTCCGGTAATTCCTGATGGCATGTAGGACACGTTTCTTTTCCCTCGTCCCATGTTTCCTGCTGGATAGCCATGTACTCATTGACGAGATCCGCGCGGCGTTGGTTAAGGTTGTTGATTCTGCGGGTCACGTTTTCAAAGTCTGTTTTCGCATCCTGCAGGCTGGACTTGGCTTTGCTCTGCAGCTGCTTTGCCTGGCTGATTACCGCAAAGATACTCTCGTTCGCTGCGGCCCCCTGGGTAACATGTGCAGTTCTGGCCTCTGACAGCTCGGCATTGGCCTCAGCGATACTGTTTCTCAGACTTGCAAATGCCAAATCACCGTTCATGGCCTGCGCCCTTTCAATCTCGAGGTCGCTTTTCTGATTGGCCAGGCTCTTTATAGCATTGTCTATCGCAGTGGCATTCAATCCCATTATGTTAGGCATCGCCCTTTGCGCTTCGTCTATTCTTCCGGGGATCCCCTGCAGCTGTTTGTTGATCTCTGTTTTCTTGGCTCCGGCAATCTTTTTGTATTCGTCTACCGTGTAAAACTGGTTTGAGGTGCCTGGCATCAACAGATAGTCACGCAGGCCCTTCAGGTCATCAGTGCTGCGCATTACATCTTCGTCTGAAACATCGCCACATATCTCAAGAAGAATCTTCCTGCGGGCATCCCATGTCATTTCTTCCGGGAAATAGTCCGGCATAGTCAACATCTTCATGGTTTCCACGTCCCCGCCGCAATATGCTATGAGTGTTGAAGAATATTCCTTTTCCTTCACCGGGACACCATCTATGTAATAATCTACGGTGTGCCCATCGAGATCTTCTGTCGCTGATCCACGCTTCTTCTTGTAGTTTTCGTGATACACTTTTTTAAGAGTCACTATCCTGCCATCTTCAAGGCTGAATGCGGCCTCTGCAGAATGATCTAGCCTGTGCAGGTCCCCATCAGGTCCTTTGGTTTTTGGCGAGTAGTTTTTCGCCCCGGTGCTGGCCTTATCGAATAGCAGCCATGTAATAGCATTAAATACTGTGGTTTTTCCGGTGGCATTGTCGCCGTATATGCTGGCACTGTTTCCGTTGAATTTGAATTCTTCCGATTTCAAACCTTGGAAGTGTTCAAGTTTTAGAGTTTGAAGTTTCATCTATTTCCCTCCTTAGATGTGATATAATATTCGTGATAGTTTTACTATTGGCGCCTCTCGTAAAGGTGCCTTTTTTATCTCTTGAAATATCTTATGGTTGTTGGTTTTATCATAATTCCTCTTCTTCGAAACAAATATACTTGTTGATTGATTGCTGTTTCAGTGCGTTCCAGAGCAAAACTCATTTCGACAACTCCTATTTTGTCAAAGTAATTAATCAGATACTGCAAATCCTCAAGCGACCACGGTTGCCCCATGTTTTTATGATATTCAGGGTGATATTTCATTCTTTTATAGTTATCAAACTGCACCTGTTCCATTCTTTGTTTCTCCCCCTCCGACTAATCCTTAACGGGTTTAAATATTCCTATAGGTACTAATCCTTTGTCTTTTAATCTCATTTAATATTCCTCCTTAATATTTATATGATAGATAATTGTTTATAATCCTCTTCCTTTTCTAATAGCATTTGTTCTTGGGCCTTATTATAAAAATCTTTTGATATTTCAAACCCATAACTGTTCCTATTCAATTCTCTGCTCGCCCTTAGCGTGGTTCCGCTTCCTGCGCAAGGGTCTATCACTACATCACCCTCATCTGTGAAAATTTCAATCAGCCGTTTTAAAACATTTACTGGCTTCTGCGTGGGGTGTATTTTAGGATATTCTTTTGCACTGTCCCTTTTCCACTCAACCCAGTTGAAAACCATTTTGCCTTTTTGCGTTTCGGTTCTTCCATTGTTGAATTTCGGTAATTTATCACGATACAAAACTACTGCATGCTCTGTTGCACCAACTATTTTCATATTAGCTTTCAGCACTTGTGACGAATAATTTTTGATAAAAAATAGTGGATAACTGTTTTTAAACCCGTGTCTCTTGCCATATTCAGCAACGGTGTGCATCTGCTCAAAGGAACAAAATACAATCATTGCAGGGGCTTTGCCTTTTTCCTTTGGCTCCTTAACAAGTAGCTTGCTACAAAAGTGCATGTATTCAGCGATATTGAAGTTGTGATCTGTATTGAAAAACGCTTTTCCTGCTTTTTTGCTTTCGCCTTTTTTATTGTCGCCGCCAACATACCATTCGGTGCTGGAGGCATAAGCGTTAATTCCTAAGTTATACGGAATATCAGCTATGACTAATTGCGCCTTTGGTATTCCGTATCTTTTATAGTTCTGAAAGTTATCATTGAATAACTCTGTTTTTATTTTTCTGTTGTTTTCGTATTCCACGCTTATTTCTCCTTAATCAATAAATAATTATGCTCATGCAACTTCTCATTTTCCCTTTTCAGTTCCTGGCTAAGATCCATGTAATCTTTACATGCTGCCGCCAGATATTTGTTGACCGCTTTAAGCCTTTTAATTTCCTGCTCGTGTGCGTACCTTTCAGTTGTTACCATCGTTTCGTCTCCTTATCTAATATCAATGTGGTTAGCAGGGTTATTATTAATAGTGTTCCCAATATCAACTCTTTCATTTTTGCGCCTTTATGTATTTCATCATCCTGCGTGACAATGTCCGGTCCTTGATGCCTAGTAATCGCCCTATCTCTACCCATGTCATGGTCTGCTTAAGTTTCAAAACTAGTTTATAGTCGATTGCCATTTTTCTTCGTCCCGGCCTTGGCCTGTCGAACTCGTCCTGTGGTGCAAATGCTCCATGTTGCAGCGCCATGAATGCTTGCTCGCTTGTGTAAAAGTCAGGGCTTACTACCGCGACTAAAAGCGCGTCCCAGTTTTCGCCTAGTGTTTGTACTCTCATTTCCTACCCTCCGAATGTTGCATTGCCTATCAGCGCAGTTCCCAATACAACTAACGTGAATATGATCATGGTTGCACCTGATAAGACCATCAAGATATAATCTATGTCTATATTTTTCATGGCTATATCCTCGCTAAAATTTCGATTATATTCCCAGCTGCTCCAATTACTACGCATAGGGCAGCGGCTGCAATTAATCCTCTAAACCAAAACCACGCTATACTGAGTATGCTGTATTTCCTGAGGTGCCTTTTCTTTCTTGCAGGCTCGTTCTGGTCGATGCCTTCTCGTGTGATTTCCGGATCGGGCCATCTATTATATGTTTCTGTTTCATTGATGTTCATTTAATTCAACTCCCTTTCTATTATTGGTAATATGCTGCTTTGTTTTAGTAGGTCATAGATGAATAGCCTGCCTTTTTGTGTCCAGTAAGTATGAGGTTTATTCTGAACAACTCCGTTTGAATCTACATAGGATTGAGTCTTTGACGATGTATACCCCTTATCTTGATACTTGGCATAAAGAAGCCAGATATATTTCTTCTTGTTTCCCATTTTGTACTGAACGCCATGTTCATTTAACAACTCATTCATTTTTGTACCGCTCATGCCATAGTCTTTGGCTATTACAGATATTGCTACTAGAGATTTGTTCTGTAGTATAAGATCGTAGTAAGTAGCTTTCGGCTGTAGTTCTGCAATTATTTGCTTTTGATGTGCTGATTCTAGACTCAGTCCTTCTACTTGCCTGTTGACATATTCCAGAGCTCTTTTCATTATCATTTCCGGGCTGTTCCATGCTTTCTCAACTTGGATAAAGTACTGTCTTGCCTGTTTGCCTTTTTCGTTTCTGGAAAGCATGCACAACTCTTTGGCCATATCGAGTTTGACGATATGATCCGTGTATTCAGTTTCATTGCCCTGAGCTGTTAGTCTTTTTTGACTAATAGCTATATAGTCATTGTTTTCGCTGAACCCATATTCGGTCATTCTTTCAAACCATTTTGTGTATTGAGTGCCTGCTTCTAAAAACTCGTGAACGTCTCTTCCACTTACCACAACTTCACCATTGTCATTCTCATTGACAGGTATCAATTGCTCATTTTTAAACATTTGCAATTCATTCACTTTCGTTCCTCCTTTACATTATGTTTTTGTATTAATTACGATACTTTTTTATAACGAAAAAGTTCGGCGCTAATGCCGTAGTAATCACATATAATGTTCATTTCTTTAATTGTGTAAAGCTGATAGCCATTGTTCTTCTGGCTTACACTTGAAATAGTCAGCCCCAAAAGTTCTGATAATTCCTTGAGTCCAATATTATTTTCCACTAAAAATGCCTTAAACATGAGAAGAGCGGGACTTTTCTTCCTTTTTGGTTTCATGTTCTCTCACCCCCTTAAATTGTATTATTTACGATACTTTATAGCATTATCATAATGTAAATATGTTTAATTGTCAACACATTATTTGAATATTTTATAAATATTTGTTGCTTAATCGAAACATAGCCATTATACTTACTATAAAAGGAGTTGAGTTTAATGAGCAAATTTTCAGACAGATTATTTACTTTAAGAAAAGAACACAATTTAACCTTGCAAGAAGTTAGTGACATATTAGAAGAACGTTATGGATACACAACTAATAAAGGTATGATTTCAAAATATGAAAAAGGAATACAGGAAGCTAATGTTGCTTTTTTAAATTATACAGCTGAAATATTTGGAGTAACGCTTGAGTATTTAATGGGGAGATCAGATGATAAGTACGGAGAGAATGTTAAGTACAAAGAAATTCCAATACTCGGAACGATAGCCGCTGGAACTCCTATACTGGCTCAGGAGGACATACTTGGTCACGAGTACATAAACCCTTACAGCAATATAGATTTTTGCCTGAAGGTTAAGGGTGACAGCATGATCAATGCCAGGATATTTGATGGCGACATAGTATTCATCCATGCCCAGTGTGAGGTTGAAACTGGTGAAATTGCAGCAGTGCAGATCAATGATGAAGAAGCTACATTAAAGAGAGTTTACATAATTAACGGAAATATTATCCTGCATCCTGAGAATTTGATGTATGAAGATATAGTTATAAACAAAAAAGACCGAAAAGAAGTAACTATATTAGGAAAGGCGGTCATGTTTAAATCGGAGGTGCGATAAGATGGGGAAGATCACACAGAACTCAAACGGATCATGGTCTACTATAGTATATCTGGGGCGTGAGGGTGATAAGAACATCCGTAAGAGTGTGACAGCGGATACAAAACAACATTGCAAGCAGGATGCCGCAGAACTGGAGCATAAAAATAAACTCGGGCAAGTCAACCAGTACAGCAGCATGAAGCTATCTGAATATATGGATTGCTGGCTACATGATAACCGTGGACTATTAGCCCCTACCACTCTTAAAACTTACAATCTATATGCCAGGGCTCACTTTAGACCTTACTTTAAAAATGTCAGAGTAGACAAGATAACCGATGCTATGATAAGGCGCTACCTGTCCGACAAACTGGAGGAACTCTCACCCACAACGGTACGCAAACACTACTTCACGCTGTCCAGGATGCTTGGGGATGCATTAAAAGGTGCTAACCCTTGTATCGGTATCAAAGCCCCTCAAAACGCCGCATTTAAGCCCCATGTGCCTACAGAGGATGAGTTTGCCGCTATTGTCAAAGCCTTTGGAAGCATAAGCAACGAGGATGAAGCTATAATATTGTTAGCCGGATGGTGTGGTCTCAGGCGCGGTGAGATATTTGCCCTTAAATGGGATGATATAAACGATCAGGAAGATACTATAAGAATTGATGAGGCTATGGCTCTCGAAGAAGATGGTTATGACTTTGTTGAAAAGGACCCGAAAAGCAGAAACGGATTCCGCACAATCGCCATACCTAAATATCTGACTGAATTGCTTGCTGATATAAAAAAGAATAAGCATAAGTTCAAGCGGTTTAAAAAATACGGAGGACGGTTGCCAGATATATCGAACCTTGCATTTCAGCAAGATCCACATAGCTTCACCAAAAAGTATGTACGTGTTATAGCTGAGCAGAAACTACCGAAGGTTAGATTTCATGATCTGAGACATTATCATGCTAGTCTATTATATAAAAACAACGTGCCGGACCAGTATGCTGCAGAAAGGTTAGGTCATGACGTGTGGGTGTTAAAGAGAGTTTATCAGCACCTGGGGTTAAAGGAAGAGAAGGAACTGGACGATCAAGTCCGTGACATGTTTAAATAAAAAAGCACCCCACAATGGAGTGCTTTTCTTTTTGTTCCAGTTTCGTTCCAGTTTTGATTCTGAGACCCTCTAAGAATGGCAGGGGTACTAGGATTTGAACCTAGAACCAATGGTTTTGGAGACCACTACTACTCAACTTATGTAAAATACCTCTCGGGGCAGTAATATCAATGCGGCTTGCTTAGGCGTATATTTTTCGTATACGCAACTTATTTGGATGTGGATTTACTTATTATTGCGTGCATTAATTTTTTGTTCCAGTTTTGTTCCAGAAAATTAAAACCAAGACAACCGCATTGGCTTTTATTTTTGTTATTTTGAAATTCGAACTTTTAATTTGTTTATTAAAGTAATACAATTATGATATGGTAATTATTAGAATGTAAAGGGGGAACAAAAACATGAAAAAAATATTAGTAATGGCAATGATGCTAATATGTATAATGGCAGCAGGATGTGCAGCAACAAGTAATTTGACTTCTCAAGAAGATGTTTTGCTGAATAAGTCATATGCATCCTATACAGCTGAGGACAAAACAGCTTTTGGATCAATGCTCTGCAGGGCAGAAATCACAAAAGAAGATTCAAAAAAGATTATGGACTATGTTTATTCACAAAAAATCACAGATCCTGAAAAGAGCGCTTATCTAAATATACTCACAAGCACTACCCCAGACAGAACTGGTCCAGCAACACTGAAGGATTTAGCAAATTCTCTAAAAGAAAAAGAAGCGCTAGCGACATATCAACCCACACAAAATGAAATAGATGAAGCGCAGAAACAAATAAACGCAGCATCCGCCCAAACCACTATTTACCAAGAAGCACAGCCTAAAATTCAGACATATATGGATAGCGAAGTTCTTAAGGATAGCAAGGTAAAACAGTATGCAGATAAATCAATTGTAGATGTAACTACAGGAAAGGTCACAATAACAATAAACCTATTCAGACCATATCTGAAAACTTTGACAGTAGCCGATATTACAAACCTGAGAAACAACTCGGTAGATGCTGTTCAGGAATATATCAGCGAAGTAGGTACAGTAGAAATAGTTCTCAAAAATAACGAAAACACACTTGATACGTACATATTCACTCCATCGGGAGGCTGGGACAAATCAGTAACTCCATGGAAGTAACATAAAAAAGCCAGAGGATAATTCCCCTGGCTTTAACTATACCGTCCCGACTGGTGCGCATCATTGTGAGGCGTGTCAGGTTCTATTCTTTTGGTGCGTAAGCTGCATCCGTCCAGGCTTCGGCGAATATGTACGCTATAATTGCACCGCCGGCCATTACTATTGATACTACCTGCTCAACTGATCCGTTGCTCATGCCCCTTGCTGTCATTAATAAGGTTATAAATCCGGCCAGCATTGTCCAAAACTTTCTACTTGTCAATTTTCTCACCCAGTCCATCTTTAAGGTTTCCATATACTTCACTCCTTTTTTGTTTTATTACTTTGGTCTTTTTGATACTAGCCATGAGCCATAATTCGCCCGTGGTAAACGAGAAAAACGCTGCTACCAATGCAACAGGCTCAACACCAGTCTTCGCGAATACGCTTAACACTGCAACAGTAAACCATATGTTCATGATTACGATCAGCATTACTATTACTTTTGAAAACTGTACTCTATCTTCATTTTCCATTCCATCCCTCCTTAATTATATCCACACATTTTTAGTATGGTGTTTTTACCGACTATGCCGTCTACTGTAAGACCTTTGTTTTTCTGGTAAGCAATTATCTTATCATATGTTTCATGATAAGGAGCATTACCATATGAGTTATCAACTTTGATATTGAACATCTTCTGGATCCAACCAACTAGAATGTTTTTATCTCCCCTTTTAACAAACACTTTTTCCAATGCGCCCATTGTGTTAGTACCGCCCTTACCGTCCTCTAAAAGTGTAGCAATGCCCATTTTATTGATTACGCGCTGCACATCCAGGATGTAAGGATTATAACTTGCGCCTGTTGGGTATTTGATCATGCCTGGTGCAGAAGGAACTGCTGTGACAACCACGTTGTTACCGGATAAAGCTGCCTTAAACGAGCCCCATTTAGCCCAGTTGTTAGCCGCCATACTGCCTGGACACAGTTTGCCCGATGCGTCGTAGTGCCTGACTACATGAGCCAGATCCACACCATATTTATTCATGAGATATTTTGTAAGGTCAACCGCATTTTGCACGGCCTTTGAATAATTGCCTTCACTGTTGATGCAAATCTCAATACCTATGCTGTTATGGTTGCCTATACCTTTAGCACCGCCACCATCACCACAATGCCAGCTTGCATTACTATCCTCAACTGTCTGGATTATATTGTTGTCATCCACAAAGTAGTGAGCAGATGCTTGTCTATCTCCGCCGTTGAAATACTTATAGTGCATTAAGGCATTTGCTCCGGATGCAGGGTTGCCTGTATCGTGGATTACAATATATTGAATATTATTCCCAGACGAGAAGTTGTATTTTATTAACAATTTCTGAATTGGTAGCACTTTAAAACCTCCCTCATTTCGCCGCAAAGATTTTCATCATACCAAAGATATTGCCTGCAATATATGTAGCGATAAAAATCCAAACAGCGATTTTGATTTGTTCATAATTTTTCATAGGCTTGTTTTTTAAATCTTCAATGCTTTGCAACGTTGCCTCCTGATTAGCCGATGTACTTTTTTCCTGTTTTGACTGACTCTCTTGTATCAATTTGAGATAAATTTTTGTTTCGATGTGGCTTTCTTTGATTAGTGTTACTTCCTTAAAAAGGTCTTTGTCATTGCTTTTCAGATCACATATGTCTTTTTCTGCATGATCCATCCGTGTCTCGAGTCCCTTGTTTTCCAATCGCTCACCCCCGTTAAGCTGTCGTTATGCTGATTTTGGCTATCTATAAAAAAAGTACCACCACCAGATTGCCCTCACCTCCGCACTATTACTTTGATACGTTTATGGCATTTTCTTTATCTGTATCAAATACTGAGCTTTGGTATATCCAAGCACATCATGATAATACTGGTATGAGCCGTCATTTACTACTGGAGCAACTACCTGTTCAACATGATGCCTTTGAAAGAAGTGATGATGATGTCTTGAATGGTTTCTACCACAGGCCGAAACCCCGGATGCCGGAATGGATAAAGCAATGATCAGTGCTAGTGTGATTACTGTTCTTTTCATGAACCTACCTCCATTTTTTAAATTAAAAGAGAGCCCTGAGGCTCCCCTGTGTTGTGCGCAATAGTTCTCAAATGTTCATTAAATAAGCCCTAAATACTCTTCTATCCTCGAAATGCGCTCATCGTTTGTAAGTGCTTTCGTTTTCTTTTTTGCATCATATTTATCCTTAATGGCTTTCTGATTGTTCTTTTTATCCTTTAAAATTTTAATTATATGCTCGTTATTATCCACAATTCCACCCCCTACGGTATTAGTAAGGCTAGTATAGCCTCCTGCACGGTTTCGACTTTAGGTTCTAGTATTCCGACTCTTTCTTCGAGCGTTGGTTCTGGCGTATAAGGTTCTGACGGCGCAGGCGCGATTGGTTCTGGCATAGGTGTTAAATCTAAATCCTTAACCACCACATCAACCCAGATATAATCACCCATGTCCACAGGTGCTAATTGCTCAATATAGTGCTTTGTCTCGTCAAATGTTGCCGGTATTGTTGCATATTTTATTTCTTTTGGCATGGATTATTCCTCCTACTTAATAAATTTTACGTAGTATTCAGCCACATCTTTTGTGTGTGAATACTCCAATACTTGTTCAATGGTAGAATTTGTAGCAATATATTCTTTTCTGCAATGCGGTGTCTTGCGCAGGCATTCGTTTATTGCACGCGTTCTTATCCCATAAAACCTCGAAGCTTCTTCGCACGACATAAAAAACCTTTCTTTATTGTCGAATACAACCTTTACTGGATATAAGTTTCTTTTCCATGAATTAAAGCCATGTGTAGTGAACTGTATATTGCCAAGCGAATACCCACCATCATCGTTTATTCTGTCGACCGATATAGCATATTTCGTGTTTTTATTGTTAGCTATAAATTCATTCCACATATCAACAAGTTCTTCTTTGTGTTTATTGCAAAACTCTACCCATTCATAGATATGAGGATATTCCTTACCCGCGTAATGACCATAATGGTCGGTCGTCTTTCCTTTGCAACGATTGAACATACTGCTATATCTTATCCTAAGCACAGCATCCAATTCTTTTATGCCTGTGTCGATTTGAGCATACCATTGCGTTCTATTCGGCATATTATTTCTTTTTAGCCATCTGTTAAAAGTTGAAGGTGTTACACCAACTTTTTTGCATATTTCACTAACACCAATTTTGCTTTTATAATAATCGCTTAAATATTCTTCGTACATATCAACCGCTCCTTTAGTGTATTTAATAATATAATTATATCACAAAATACACTAAANAGCAATTATAAAAATATACGCACCAAGTTAGATATTACAAGGCTTTACACAACAATCGGGAACCGATGTTGACGGCGGCATCGGAGGACGCGTAGGACAGAGGCCAGAAGAACAAACCGGCAAAGCTGCCATAGTGCCAGCCACCCCCAACAAGGGCCACCCTCTGACCTGTAGTCTGATAATAATAGTCACTGTAATAAGTAGAGGTTGCGCCACCTACCGCCGTGGGTAACTCGCAGAAAGGCAAATTCGCGTCATATCCCATTGCTGTTGCATATCCGTCAGCGCTCCCGTTTACATAGCCTAATTGCTCATAAGGTGCCGCAAAGACATTGCTTGCATAATTGTCTGCGTTTTTGCAAACCCACGCCTGCCTTTCGTTTATGTTCAGACCGTCCACAACCTGCCAAACATCGCCGTATAAACTTTCTATGCCGTGATATACAAATGATTTCTTTCCGTCTGAATTACTTTTTGGGCTTCCGACGCTTGAGGATAACGCTGCGCTAAATCCTGTTTTCATGCCTGTATTATATAGTCTGTCATTAATAGATAAACTTGCCACCGCACCATCAAAAGTTATTACCGCATTTCCTGCGCCGCCAGAATCGTTCACTCCTATGGCTGTTATGGTTCGTCCGTAAAACCTCTGATTGCCACCTTGCGTTGAACCTGCAGATATAGCCTGTCCTACTGCGTAAAGTGCGGCTGTTGCATTTGCTACTATAGCAGTATTGGTGCTTGTGGTTGCAACTGTAATCAGGTGCGTGTCTGCGTATTGACCGCTTGTGTAACCAGCGACCACACTCTGGCTGTTTATCGTCGCAAACTCTATCAAGAACAATGTCTGCAACAAATCCATAACATGGATATCCATTATCTGATAGCCTTTGATTGCGCCGATATTATTAGCTTTAGCCATAGTCCTAAACTCGACTATATTTTTATTTATCAATGGATATGCGTTAGCTTTTGATTCAAGCTTTGTTCCATCTGTGGTAGTTGCTACATATTTTCCCACGTCAACATAATCAAGTTCTAAGCCTGTTGATTGGTTTTTAAAGCACTCTGGCAAATATGCGCCTGCGAACGGCTTTCGACTTATCTGTCTTGGCTTATATCCGCTGGCATCAGCCTTCTTGATATACATTTTAGGTATGCGTATAAATACATTACCGTAACTGTCCGTAACCTCTGTGAAATCCTTGAATAGCGGCGTTAAGTCAAACTCGTTGTAGGCTTTAACGGCATCAACTCCTGCATTGGCAACCGCACCCCTTGCGTCCTGCATCCTTGTTAACGTTGGTGATGAACCTTTGCTCCAAAAACAGCCATAAACTTTATACTTTTCGGCGGCAATTTCAGCCAATTGCGCACTATTCTTTCTCAGTTTCCCGAGGATTATATCTTCATTTTCATACATAAATTAACCCTCCTTATAGCGTATTCCAGGTTGTGCCGTCAAACTCTTTATATGAGGTTATCTCATGCAGCGTTGCATCTATAATCCTCATCGTGCTGCCTGCTCCGCAGTCTGCTATGGTTGGATATGTGTTGGATGCATCCGTTGTTAACGCTTGATATTTTTTAAGGTTTCCACCGGTTGTAATGCCGATCTGTTTTACTGCCATATTTATTCCCCCTTTATAATATTTCTTTTAATTGTATCGGATCTATTGCTATTGGTTGTGCTGCAATCATTTCTTGCATTGCTGTAATTGATTGAACCTGAAATTTAGATACAGTTTCTTCTCGTCGTCGAATTTCTTTAGCAACTATATCTACAAAGAAATTCTTAGGAGTTCTCATTACTTCTCTAGAATCTGTATCTATTGGTACAACGATAAAATCATATATAAGTTCCATATCTTGCTGTTCCTCGCCATAATATGACATATCAGTTGTTCCAGTAGTATATATTTTGATTATTCCAAGTCGTTTATTAAAGAAGAAAGTAACAAATTCTTGATTATCAGTCATTTTAGTCCTCCTTTATGCTATAGCGGTCCAGGCTAATCTAAGACCTGAAATATAAAATCGATTAACTGCTTGCCCTGCATATTGATCAGCCCAGAACTGTCTTGCATCATACCAAGTACCCCAACCATATGCATAAACAGTACCATTGGCATAATCATAAGTAGTGTCATCAACATAAGATGTATATCCAACCATGGTTTCACCGTTATATGGAGTAGGATTTTCTGTATCCATAACCGACACTGTAACTACAAACTGTTTTCCTTTAAATGCGGGGTCAACAGTAATTAATACTCTATTAGAATCACTAGTTAATTTCTCACCAGTATCCATAAGATAATGATAATCCTTATTATTTGAGCCAGAATGTCTAATTAGTCCAGATGCCTGTGCTATTGTGTAATCATTTGCACCATGCATCCACTTACTGTAGGCATCCGTATGCTTAGCAACATCACCTGTACCTCCACCAATTGTAAAAGCTCCGCTAACCAAACTAATTGATAACGAGCCATCTGTAGAGGTAATAGTTCCTGTCTTAAGCAAACTTCCATTTAATATGCCACCAGTTATAAATGTTGCAACTATACTTCCATCTTGAGTAATTGCAGTAGTGAAAGGACCATTAACTCCTGTACTAGAGTAGCCCAATCCACCTATATTCCATCTCCAGACTCTCTGGGCGGTCATTACATCCGTGGTGTCCATTATGAGCATCTCATATGGTTTGCCATCACCATCTTGTCTGATGACCAGGTTACCGCCGAGTGCTCCTGATATTTGTTGAGTTGCATTATCTACGGCTATCTGGAAGTCTGAAGCTGTCTGAACTAACTCTAATCTAACTGCTTGAATTGCCTTACCTACATCACTTATATTTGGTTTGAATGCCCCTAACTCTATTTTCTCAATTCTGTCTGTAATCAGGTTCTTTGCAATCTTAATTACTTTAGCCTTGAGATTAAGACCTAGCTTACTATGTTTGATTGTTACAGTGTCCCCCATAAAGACTGTCTCTAAGATTTGATAATCCTTATATTGCTCAGTCTTGGTGAGCTCTACGAAATCGACTTTATAGTTAAACTGTGGGATATCGCATCCACTATTGAGAATATAATCATTTGCTGCTATAGCTAAATCCGTAACATTTAAGGCATCCGGGAAATCTACCGTCGCTACTTTTGGATGTGGGTAGTTGTTGATGTAAGGACTATCCACATATTTAGCTGCTAACATCAATCCATCCTTGCCCACAGGTAGTATCCTAGTGACTATACCGCTAGTATCAAGCGTTTCTTCTATGCCAACGATATTCTTGCCATAGCTTATCAAAATACCCCTGTCAGCCCCTCTGGACTGGTGAAGATTGATTGTAAAGTTATCTCGTTCTAGTTCTCCCCCGATTTGTTCAATGACACCACCGGTACCCATAATTGCTTCAACTGGATTCTTATATTTGAAAGCCCAAGTGCCAGCCGTGGGAACATCCGATACTGATCTAAAACTATGAGAATATTGCGTATGGTTGAGCATCCAATCGAGAGCACCTGCTCCATTTAAAGCTGTAAGTGTCATATCCTCCAGGAAGTTGTCTATCAAGTCGTAGAAGATATGCCGGGCTTTAACATTAATACCAGCAAGGGTCCTCTTCTTAAAATAGATTCGAAATAACTGATTATCAGCTTTTATAATATGATCTTCTACTAAATTAAGATATTTACCATTAGCATCTAGCGGATGATCTATTTCAACCTCATATGAACCATTAAGTTCTTCGGTCATTGTAGCTGTAATACAATCAGATAATATTCCTAATCCGTTTTTCGTGAAGGTTGTCTCTGTTGCGTCATATACCTTAAGTTTCTTAGAGAATTCACCACCAATTCTAGTTGTGTAAATATAAACATTACTAGCGTTTGTCATAGCGAAGGATTTAACGGCCTTCTTCTTACTTGTAATGGCTATACTACTAGCGTTCGTGAGAGTTACAACCTTTGAGACCTTTTTCTTACCAGTTACAGATACGCTACTCGCATTTGTTATAGCAAAAGTCACAAGTGGATTTCTTCCAGTTACAAGTACATCACTCGCATTTGTTATGGCAAATGTCTTAGAAACCTTCTTGACACCAGTTACAGCCACGGCACTACTATTTGTTATTGCAAATGATAAAGTTGCTCCAGTAGAATATGTTACTACCAGCTTTGGTGCATAGGATGAGCCGCTCTCATAACCGTTCATTTCGGCGTAACCTGTTGAGCCTGAGATCCTTCTGTTTTTGTGCATTAGCATCATTGCGTTTCCGCTGGCCCAGGAACCCTGGTCTACAATTTCTTGAATGACAGAAGATATGTCAGGGGAATCGTACCATGTGCCTGCTACCCACGCCGCGAACGAGTCCCAATTCACAAAGGCCGTTGTCAAGGCTTTTGCTGCGTATGTAGCTTCGGATGTCGGACTTGTAGGCGCCACAACTTTATTAAAATAAATACTTGATTGCATATTTATAGGCGTTGTTTTTGCCCCTGCTCTATATTGGATTTTAGCACTTATTATAGTTGCTCCCTTAGGGATAGTTACATTCAGAAACCTTGCAAAGGCGTGATTATAGTCACCATCATATCCTACTGCATAGGACGATGTTGTAAATGTCCCAGGGTAGGTATAGCCATCATCTGCCGTTGCCGTAACTTGCCCATTAAAAGTTGCCATTAATTCTCACCACCTTCTTGGCGTAGATTGTAGAATAGATTATGTTATGGTGATTGAGCCTGCCGATATGCTATATATACCCTGAGAAGCGAATACTTCATCTGGGGATACATTATACATTGCATACTGCGTTCCTGCTGTTAAAGTATCATAGAACGCAATTGCCTTAACTGTACAAGCTGGTACATCGAAGTTAGGCAGAGTGCCAGTAAGTTGTATCTTACCTGCACCACCTGTTCCTGCGGTATCCCAAGTTACTGCCTTTCTAGCATATGCTGGTGATCCACCAGATACCTCTGTGGTAGCCGTGTCATCAGTAAATAATGCCATATAAGCAAATTTTGCTACCTTTATTGCTTCTAGTGCTGCATTTAGTCCTGCTGCATTTATTGCCATAAATTGTGCCTCCTTAATATCTAAAATTAGGTGTTACTTCCACCTTGGTTACTGTTCCTGTCCAGGATATGGTATTAACTCCTGGTATCAGGTCTTGAAACTCTCCGGTCATATTATTATTCATATTTCCAGCACTACTAAAAGCATTTACTATATCCGAATCAAGAGTTACTGATGTAACTACATTATTCATCATTATTGAGTGCCCGTTGATAGTTATAACAATGGTTCCAGTGCCAAATATCTTTATAACTGGTTTGCTATTGATCATTCCAATATTGTTAATGGTTGAGGGGGATGTAGTTAATGTAATCACATCGTTCGTTGCCGTATATTTGTGCGGTTGGCATTCAAACTGGATTATAAAACTATGAAATTCTCTTATCACTTTGCTGAATTGTATTTGGTTCTTAATAACTGCTTTATAAACCTTTGTAGGCTCATTGCTGAATACAACGTCCCCACCACCATCTAACCAATTACAAATATAATCTATATCGGAGAGATCCCTTATCGTGCATTCGACTGTCTTTATAGTGCTTCTGTAACTTCCTAAGTCATTAGTCAAATACCCATCTCGCCCTTGTACTGGTATTAGTTCCATATCTCGTTCAGCCTTGAAGATTGAAGGCAGTTTATTGACAATCAGAATGCCTGTGCTGTCAATGTCTTTAAATATGAAATAAGGCATTCCCATTTAACCTACCCCCAATCCTAAATTCTTTTGTCTCATGTAGAATGACAGTTCTTCTGCTAAGGACTGTACATCCTGGCTTCGAGCATTATTAAAGTTTTCAATCTGAACTATTAAGCCACCGCCGTTTGCACTTGCGCCAGTTCCGCTATTGTTTGGGCTATCAAGCGTTCCACTTTTTCCGTTCCAACTAACACCTGTTGCGCTGAATGTTCTGGCCGTGTCCTTTATCCCTATGGACATTCCTGATGCCAGTCCTTTGACCGTGTCAAAAAGCTTGCTCTTGTTGCCGTTGATGCCTATTACCATAAGGTCAATCATGTCCGGCATATAAGTGTCGAAATCTGAAAGAGGGCCTTTGTCTGGTACTGAAAAGTGAAGGAAGTTTCTTATATCCTGTGCTACTCCTTCGACCGCTTTTCCTACAGCTCCTGCTGCATTTTGTATTCCTGTTACGATTCCTTGGATTATGTCACTTCCCCATGTTACCGCTTGACTTGGAAGGCTGGTTATCCATGTTATTGCTTGACCGATTCCAGTTTTTACCGCTGCTACCAGACCAGTGATTGCGTTTGTTGCACCCGTCTTCATGCTTGTAAACATGTTTGTTCCCAAAGTCTGTAAAGTTGCAGGAAGTGTCTGGAAGAAGGTTACGAGTCCAGTGAAAAAACCTTTTATGGCCGTTATTGTATTTGTAACTATATTAGACACGGCTGTTTTAAGATTATTCCACGCGTTTGTTGTATTTGTTGTTATGTTCGTCCAAGTGGTTGCTATAAAGGTTACAAAGGCTGTGAACGCTCCTTGGAGGGTAGAAACTAAGGCGTTCCATGTGTTTACAATAAAACTTGTTATACCGTTCCATGCATCCGTTGCTGTAATTGTTATTATTTGCAGCGCGTAGATGAATATTGTTTTTATGTTGTACCATATTGTTTCAAAGTAAGCCGAGATGTTATTCCAAATTGACACTGCATCTGTCTGCAACTTTGTAAAATTACCGGTCACCAAATCAAGGATCAGCAGTATTGCACCGAGAAAAATGTTTTTAATGATTTCCCATGATAGTCTAAAAATATTTGCAATACGCCCAAATATTTCTTGAATTAATATAATCTGTGCTCCGAACTTTGACTGTATAATTTGAACTATTCCATTTATAGCCGCTCCAACCGCAGCTTGTATGCCTGTCCATATTCCTGCTAATCCGGCTATAATTCCATTAAAACCGTTTATAAAACCAGTTACTATGTTTTTAACTCCTGTCACAAACGACGTCTGCAAACCTTGAATAAATTGAGCCGCTCCAGCTGTTGTGTTTGCCCATGCTGTCGAAGCTGCGGCTGGTAAGCCAGTAAAGAAGCCTACTATTCCGTTTATCGCATTACCCACTGTGGTTTTTATACCTTCCCATACCTGGCCCGCGGTTGCCTTTATAGTGTCCCAGTTTTTATAAAGCAGAATTCCTCCACCTACTAACACGGCGATGGCTGCAATGGCTATGCCAATCGGGCCTGTCAATATAGCAAGCATTCCTCCGGCCGCGCCTATCGCTACACTCGCCGCTCCAAATACTCCGACTATTGCGCCTACTGCCGAGATCATACTTCCTACGATGATTAAAACCGGGCCTAATGCCGCAGCTAATCCAAGTACAGTAATGATTGTCATCTGTGTTTGAGGGCTAAGAGTTGCAAATGTGTCAGCAAGCCCTCCCACAGCATCCGCAATGCCTTTTATCGCTGGTGCAAGCGCTTGTTCCAATTTTATTCCTGCAGTGTCAAGGCTTCCGGTCATCTGCTCAACCGCGCTCTTAGTATTGTTCTGCATGGTGCTGGCCATCTCTGCTGCTGCTCCATCACTGTTTTTAAATCCTGTTGTAAGTTTGTCAAGGCCTGCTGGCCCTGCCTGAATTAATGTAAGCATTCCGGACATAGATTCCTGCCCGAATATAGTTGCTATTGCGTTTGCTTTCTGCTCGTCCGTTAAGCCCTTCATTTTGTCTTGTAGATTTCCCACAACCTGAGAGAGTGGAAGCATCTTTCCATTGCTGTCAAAGGCGTTTATTCCGAGGTCTTTCATCATTGTTGCAGCTTCTTTGCTAGGGCTGGACAACTTAGTCAAAGCGCCTCTTAGTGCAGTTCCGGCTGATTCGCCTTTAATTCCGGCATTCGACATTATTCCAATAGCCGCGCTCACTTCTTCTAGGCTTACACCAAGTGCTTTAGCTGGCGGTGCTGCATATTTCAGTGCTTGTCCCATATCGGTTACGCCTGCATTTGTATCTGCTGCTGCCCTGGCTAAAACATCGGCAACATGTCCGGCATCGCCTGCTTCAAGTCCAAATCCATTCAGTGCGCTGGCTGCTACATCTGATGCCGTTGCAATATCTACGCCGCCGGCTGCTGCTAGACTTAACATTCCCGGCATTGCTGCCATTACTTGCTCTGTATTAAATCCGGCACTGGCCATGTTCTCCATACCCTGTGCGACCTCCGATGCGCTAAAAGCCGTATCTGCTCCGAGTTGCAAGGCTTGGTCATTCAGTTTTTTAAACTCGTCTGCTGTTGCTCCTGAAATTGCCTGAACCCTTGACATCTGAGCATCAAAGTCCATGCCTGTTTTTATAGCTGCAGTTCCAATTGCAAGAATAGGCGCTGTTACTCCAATAGTTAAACTCTTTCCTGCACTTGTTGCTCCTTTGCCTATAGCGCTTATTTTATTTCCAGCACTTTCAGCACTTTTTCCAAGCGTTGTCCATTTGCTGGACTGTATGTCGATTTGTTTATTTGTGCTACTGAGTGCTGTTTCAGTTTTAGATAATGCAGCCTTGGCGTTGTTCAACTTAATCTCTAAGTCTTGCGTGGCCTTAGCATCCTTGCCCTTACTGTCTGCGCTTTTCTGATATGCACCTTCTAAGGTTGCAACTTTCTGTTTTTGCAGCTCCAGAGTCTTTACCAGACTTTCGGATTTTACTTTCAAGCCATCAAGGCCTTTGGCATTCGCCCCTAGGGATGCGGTATTCGCTTTAAACTCACTGTCTAAAACTTTAAGTTCCCTGTTTATATTGCTAATGCCGCCTTGAAATCCCGAACTATCAAGCCCAATTTTGACCGCTAAACTTCCTATTTCCTCTGCCATCTACTCACCTCCTATTACAATATATTCAGTAAATTATTGAGGTTGTCGTTGTATTCTTTATGTGCCTTGTATGCTAATAACTCCAAATAATAATATATGTCCATTTCGTCTATGTCGTTTAAAGTCCACTCGCTCTCCAGCAATGAAATGTAAAGCTCTTTGAGCCATTCATCGAGCGTAAGTTTCCCTCCGCCTCCATTACTACTTGGCGGGAAAGTTCTCTAGTCTGCTTGTCACACCTTCCGTTATTCCCTGAATAGTTGCAACTAATGTAGGTATCAGCTTGTCAGCGTCAAGCCCGTCATATAAGTCGTCGCGTGTGAATTTATTTTTGTAAACTTCACAAACGAAGTCGATTAATTTATCTAACCCTTCAGGAGTTAAACTGTTAAAGTCTACTTCTTTTGTAATTTCCGTGGATCTCCTGACCATTCTGGCCTTTATTTTATTAGTAACAAATGTTTTCTGCTCTACCATATCCTCGCCGGATGCGTCCTGCCCGGTTACAATTTCAAGTTTTAATTCCATTATTTGTTTCCTCCTTATAAATAAAAGGGCCCTAGCCCATAACGGGCTAAAGCCTCTTAAAATTAAACTGTAAAGTTTACTACACAGTTAGCTGCAAGTGGAACTCCTGCGGCGCTCTTCACATTTTTAGTTGCTACCGCTACATATGCGCCAACGCTTAAAGATGCTGCCGGGTCCAAGGTAACTACGGTGTTGTTTGTGCCGATGCTCAGTGCTGCTGGTACATCTGTGCCGTCTGCCTTCATAAGGAAGAAGTTTGCAGCTGTTACACAACTTGGCTGAATTGCCTTGTTAAACGTGAATACTGTATTAGCTGTTACTAAAACTCCTGTAGCCGCATCCAAAGGAACAGTTGTTACCGTTGGAGCAACGAGGTCAAGAGTTGGGCTGTAAACTGCATCAAGGAATGTAGCTGGTACTGTCCCGCTGTCCTGATCTGCCGTATACTTCCAGTTTCCATCTACTCTTGGCAGGAATGCAGCTTTAAGTTTTGGTGTCTGGAATTTAACTTTATCCTCTTTAGTAGCCGCTTCGTCCGAGAATTCCTCGAATCTGCCCTGTAAAAGCCAGATGTATTTGTATTTTCCGTTAGCCTTTCCGATTTTAAATCCTATAGCTACATAAGGTGCTAAATCATCATCATTGTAGGTCATAACTCCTGTAGTTGCATTTAGGCTATGGCCTAATATGTCTGCCTGTACTTCAAGAGGTAAATCCTGCTGTTCTACCTCAACATCTATGTCACCGAGTACGGAAGCAACTTCCACCTTTCTGTTGTCTGCATAAAGGCTTTCTGTATTGACTTTAGGTGTGATTTTTACATTTATCAATGGTGCCATAGCCTTTACGGCATCATATGTCATGGCTGTTGTGTCCGTCATTACTGCATAAACTAAGCTTTCAACACCTACTACTGCACTGTGTACTATTCCCATTTGTTATACCTCCTCTAGGTAAAATAATCTTAAAATTTTGTGATAAATTAAAGTATCGCTTTCAAACATTTCTGTTTCGTATGTTTTGCTGAATCCAACCGCCTTTAAAGCTGCGAGAGTGCTATTCCTTAATGTGGTATAGTCTGTCTTGCTCCAAATATCTACCTGGATATAATGTCCCGTGTTCTTCTCTGTATTGTCTGCATAACTTTCGCCTTGCTGCATGTATTCGAAAAAAGTAATATAGGTTGTTGCCGTTCCTGAATATTTCATAAAACTAACTGGAACGCCTATATTATTCAGGGTATCAAGTATTAACTTACTTATCACTTTAACCCCTCCTTCAGCGTATCGGCGATTATTCGTTCTATCTCATTTTTGTTCTTTTCAAAGGCTGGTTGCATAAATGGCCTTGCTGGCATCTTGGACGTTCCAAACTCAATAAATTTACCGTAAAATATTTTACTATTGTCTGCCTTGTCTACACCTACCAATATATATTTCATCCCATCTTTGGTCTGGACATTGCTTGTTTTGAGCCCTTTCCTCAACTTCCCTGTTCTGTCAACGAATTCACTCGTAGACTTTGCATCAGCAAGTACAGGTTCAGCCGCCGCTTGAAGCGCAGTATTGACCAGTTTATTTACATTTACATTCATGGCATTTAATCTATTTATCAGGGCATCAACACCCTCCAGGGATATTTCGCTTGCCATCTATACCACCACCAATAATGCTTTGACTTCCATAAATTTATGTTCGAATTTTATGTCATCAATAAAGGTGATGTTATAAAATGAATTGTTGAACTTAATCCTGAACAGTTTAGTAGTATTTGGGCCCTCAGTGTTTTTGGTAGCATCCAAGTCCTTCAGGTACCTTATAATGTATCTGATTGTATTTTCTGCATTTACAGCAGCAGCCTGAAAGAACTCTCTGCCAAACAAGTTGTTTGCCGAAGCCCAGACTGTTTTATAATCCGTCCATGTTTCTACCGGGAATCCGTTAGCACTTTCACTTTCGGTTAATTTTTGCAAGGTTATCCGGTTGAACAATTCCCCCGTATTCATACTGTAGCCACCTGTGAATATTTAAGGCTACAAAGAATGGTTTCGATTGAAAAGTCAATTTTAGTAGATTTCATATTTATGAAAGTTTCCCGGTTTTCATACCAGTGTGTTACCAATAACCTCACTACCAAAGTGTAAAGATCGTTTGCATAGTCTTTAACTACGCCGGCATTTGCCAAATAAACTTCGGCTGCTAACTGCAGGCTGCTAATCAGGGCATCCTCTTCCGTTCCATCAACTCTTAAAAATAGTTTTAATTCTTCTAATTCCAAACTATCCCCTCCTTAAAAAGGAGAGGGCATATAGCCCTTCCTATTTGATATAATATGTGTCTACTACTGTTCCGTTGAGTGTTGAGTTAAGTTTTATTGTATTTCCGCTTAGATTTACTGCATCAACTGCTACGGTTGATTCAGTGCTCTCTTTTGTATTATTGAGATAGGTCACCAGTACAGTATTATGAGCGAGTCTTGATGGCAGACCCAACTTCTCACCGAAACCGATTGAAACGGTTGCCCCGAGTCCGTCTGCGGCTGGCACAGTAATACTTGTTACTGTTTTAAACGCCTTTGAGCCTTCGACGGCTCCTGTAGTGTTAGCAGTAAATGCTGGGAGGGTTTCTGTTATCGCTAAATCCTCAAAATTTGTTCCGCCAATAATTACTGCAACGGCTTTGATGTCTCCGGAGGTTCCTCCTGCTGTTGCTGTAATGCTTCTTGGCACCGAAGGATTAGTTATTCCGGTTATAATCACATCTAATGGTGATAAGCCTCCGGAAAACGCTACTGAACCTGACTGGCCGGTTGCTATTGCTGCCGTATCCCAATTTCCGCCAGCTGCACAAGTTACTCCACCAACTGCTACACCGCCAACAGTTGTTAAAGCTCTTATTGCTGCCTGGATTAGTGATGCGGTGTTCTTTGCTGCGGTTGTATTAGCAAGCGCTATATTAATTGTTTTGGTCCCGTCTGTTTTTGTTACTGCCAAAGTATCACCTGCTGCTGTTGTCAGTAAAACATTTAAACTGTTGCCGGTTGATCCCAGCACTACAGTTTCTGTGATTGTCAAAATATCAGTTATCGCTGATGCTGCTTTAACCACTGCCGCCGCTGCTACATTTATAGCCGGACATGCTTTAGCAACGTGGATTCCGTCTGCTACTGCCGCGGTTGCCTTAGCTGCGGCAACTTGGTAGTGCATCATTTTTGCTGCCACTGCATTTTTACCAACGGTTATAATTGCAGCATCTTCGTAATGTATCTCGCCGCCGATTACGGTTCTGTTTCCGCCTTGGTCTTCATAATTCTTAGGTATATATGACACAAATATCACTCCTTATAAAAAAAATTTAAAAGGGTTTTTACACCCTTTGGTTTAAACTATTGTTATCTGTCCGTAAACTACAGCGCTTGAATCTGCAATTTCTATATCGTCTCTCACTATTGCTCTGATGTCTGTTCTGTTGTTCTGGAATGATGTTCCGCCAAACTGTGTAGCTAAAACGCTCATCTGCTGTCTGTCAAATATAGTACAGAACTCTTTCAGGTCTCCCATGAAAATCGGTGCCAGTGTTGCTACTGTAGGCAACTGTTTGTTAGTTACTACAACAACCGGTTTTCCAGCCAACAGTTTGCCGCTTGCAACGGTAACGTCTGACTTAAGGACGTACTCGCCGTCACCATCTTTCAGAGTATCAAGGTAATTAAATCCGTCCTGGTTAGTTGCAACTATTGCCCCAGCAGCTAGCATTGGATCGAGTGTTACATTTATAGCCTTTTTGATGCCGTCAAAATCAACAATTGGAACTGGTGATAATGTCTTTAATTTTGCGACTATCATCGCATTTCTTGTAGCTATGGATTTCCTTAACAACCATTTTTCAAGGTAAGCCATCAAGTTCTGGTCTGTATCGTTCATAAGGTTGTTTGGTACTGGCAGAATGCCGCCCTTATCAACGATAGTGTAGGCAATTGGCAGGAACTGTGGAGTTGATGCAGCTGGTACATCACTGCCTTCAGCAAAAGTTGCGAAAGGTACTATGTCAGCGTATTTCTCGATTACTCTTGATCCAGTAAGAGTTGAAACCGGCTCAACATTTACATAGTTCTCAAGCAAAGGAAGATCTCTTTTGAGTTCCATTATTCTTGTCTGGATGTCCTGCGGTATAATAAATCCGCCATCAGTTCCGGATGTTGAAGATAATGCAGCCTGTGTATTTAGCAGGGATGCTTCTTCCTCTGTTAATTTTTTGCCCTTGAAAGCTTTGAAGAATACATCCTTGTATTCGATTTTGTTCTCTTTTGCCTTTGGCAGTTCTACTGGAAGTTCAAGAGCCGCCTGAGCGTCTATTTCGGTCTGTAGATCAGCCTTTTTCTGCAAATTTCTGACTTCATCCATCATTGCCTCTGCATCTACCACCTTGTTTTCAGCGAGTAATGCTTTTACCTGGTCTTTCTTGCCGTTTAACGCTTCAAAAATTATTCTAAGTTCCTTTGTCATTTGTATATTCCTCCTTAAATTTAAAAATTAGAGTTGCAATTCTAACTCTAATTTCTGTTTTAGTATTTTATTTTGTTCTGCCTTGTCTGTAACTTTGATAAATTTAGGTGTATTTTTATATTTGTTTAGGATTTCAAAATCACTTACGCTTGCCGCAACAGCCTTTTCTTCTTCAACAACATCGCATAAACCCAAATCCATGCATTCATTTGCTGTAAGCCATGTTTCAGCATCCAGCAGCGCTACTAAATCCTCTTGTTTCATGCCGGCTGCTTTTGCTAAATATGTTTCTTGTATGCTTAGACCAATTTTATCCAGATCATCAGCCATTTTTCTAAAGTCGGTAGAATTACCTTGTGCTATGGACCATGGATTATGGATCATGAGCATTGAGTTGCAGGGCATATGGATTGTATCTCCAGCCATCGCTATTACAGAAGCGATAGAAGCAGCCAAGCCATCAATATGCACATTTATAATTGCTTTGTTTCTTCTAAGCATGGAATAGATGGCCTGCCCTGCGAATACATCGCCCCCTGGGCTATTTATATACACATTTAGGGCACTTATATCTCCAAGTGCATCCAACTCTTCCTTGAAGCCAGCTGGTGTTATCTCGCTGCCATCTGAAAACCAACCGCCCTGAGAGTTTGCTATCTCTCCATAGATGCATAATTCGCCTTCGTTATTTCCCAGTGCTTTAAAATTCCAAAATTTCTTCTTTGCCAAATCTTCTCACCTCCCTTCAAGGCATAAAAATACGTTAAGGTGTCTTGGTTGTTGAGTTAGCCTTCGACATTTGATATTCATCCACAAGGGAGGCGCTGACATGGTTGAGATCGACTCTGTGAGCATCGCCTTCAGGGCCTATACTGTCTTTATCCTCTAGTTCAAGCACATCATTAATGCTAAACGCGCCGATACCAGTCATTGCTGTATAGTATGCTGCTCGCCCGGCTGAATCTGCTCTCATGGCGTTATCCATGTCGAATTTTATATAATGTCCTTTGTCTTTAGGTGTTACAAAAAGCTTGTAGCCAAACTCTTCCTCCCAACACACCACCGATGGCTGAATACAGTCTTGTATAAAGTCCATTGATTGCTGCTCTATGTTGCTAAAGGTCGCATTTGCCAATTCCCCGATTTTATGCGGAGGCACGTTAAATATTTTTGCTATCTCACCAACATTAAATTTGTTTGTTGCTATGAATTCGGCGTCTGCAAGCGGCATGCTAATGCTGGTATATGTCATTCCTGCATCTACAACTGAAACCCCACCGGCGTTATCGACTCCACCGTTTGCCTTTTGCCACTCTGCCCTTACCAAGTCTTTTGCAGCTGCTCCCAGCTGTGCTGGTGTTGTAATTACGCCTTTCGTACTGGTTCCGTTTTTATAAAATCCACCTATAAACTTATTGGTTGCCTGCATTACCCCCAGGGTTTCTCTCGCAACCTGTATGGGACTTTTACCTTTAACCCCGTTAAGGCTCAGATAAGGCAGTTTAATAATTTCACTTTCCTGCAGCCTCAGTGTTTGATTTTTAAAAGTAGTTATATAGGTATACAAGCCAGTTTCAATGTCTAAATATTCGCTGGTGCCGTCAGGTGGCAATAGCCATAATGCCTTTACTCCTTTTCTGTCGCTCTCAATATAGATATAGGCTGTACCCCATAGGTTTTGATGCACTGCTATAGTGTGTTTAAAATTAAAAGGTGTTGTGAACTCATTCGGCCTTGTTTCCAGCAAGTACGCTACTTGATGTGCCCTGTCTCGCTCCCTGCCTGTCGGTGTGGTCTTAAAAACCTGCATAGGCAGCTTTGCTATTGCATTGGCTTTGACATCTATGCACGCATAGACTGTTGCAATGTTTAAACTTGTGATAGATGTTATCGTTTCGCCGCTTGATGTCAGTGTGTTCCCGCTAAACAGATTAATAAACCAATCGGCCGGGTTTATAAGTGAACTTGAATCATTTTTAGCGTTTAAAAGTTTATTAAATAACAATTTTTAATCACCCCCCTTCAAAAAATGTAAAATAAAAACACTTACTAAACAGTAAGTGCTAATTGTTGGCAACTATCTTTGTAGTTTAAAAAATAAAGAGAACCAGACTGCAATCTGATTCTCCGTGAAACATAGGCAGGTTGGTACTCCTGCATCTCCTACCGCTAAGGTTGCAACCTTAGCGAGGTGGCGGCGACCTGTTCCGCCCTCTATGCTTCCAAAAGGGCTACCATGCGTATTATATCTCCACCACCGATGTTATCATCTAGACCATGGAGTTGACACCTTGTACTTCGGCATCGTAACGTGGCTCTGGGGCACATTGCTAAGAGGTGCGAGCGGGACTTTTCGGTGAAAGAAACAGGAGTTACACCTGTATCGGCGACGGTTATTAACCATTGTGTCGCCACCGTTTATTAGACGGCTGCTGTTCTGTCAAGCTTCTATTCTTTCATGTAAAAGCTTATGACTTTCGTCATTCAAGGGCATAAGCTAAACCCTGCTCAGTTTATTAGGTCTGGCAACCCGCAATGTGGTAAGCCGCTCCGGAACCCACATCCTCTCGTCAGAGGTTCTTACTTCGTCCTATCCTCTCAAGGATTAACTATTCGGATGTTTACTATATTGCAAGTATTAGTTGTTGCTTGTCGTCTTGGATGTTTAGAAATTCAAGTATGAACTTTTCTCTTTTTTTGTTGTAATACCTATGTTTTGGATACCATTCCTTGAAGTCTTTAACACCTTTGCTGCTGTTACAGCTTCTGCAAGCAGGGATGATATTATTGTGAGTGTATTCTCCATGTTTGCTTAAAGGTATAAAATGTTCTTGTTCTAACGGATGCTCTTTACCGCAGTATGCGCATTTATTGTTAAAATGAATCTTTATTTTTTCCCATTGCTCAATTGTGAGGCTTGCAAATAGTTGATTTTTTCTTGCTCTTCGAGTTTGGCGGATTTTGCGATATATTTCAGGGTTGTTTTTTTGGTATTGCTTGCCAAGTTCTCTTAGTTTTATTTTGTTTTGTTCATAATATTGGTTCATATATTCTGATAGTTTTTCTTTATTTTCTTGACGCCATAGTTTCATACGTTCAGATTTATGTTCTTTATTTGCTTCACGATATTGTTTTTGTTGACTTGCTGATCTTTCCTTATTCTCTTCATACCATTTAGTTCCGTATTGCTTGTTATATTCAGCTACATGTTCTTTATTTTCTTCACGCCATAGTTTCATACGTTCATTTACGCTTTCTCTGTTGGCTTCATACCATTGCTTATATTGTTTTGTTTTACAAATCTTGCATTTCTTTGCAAGGCCATCTTTCTCGCTTTTCAGTTTCCCAAACATCTCAACTGGCTTTTCAATTCCACACTCGCTACAAACTTTAGTTTCCATAATTCTCACCTCTTAAATATATTATAACATAATGTCCAAGGACTTGCAAGGACTTTTAATATATAGTATGATATGTTCGAGGTGATATTTATGGCTAATAAAGATTTAAAAACAAGGACTCCAATGTCTAATGCTATCGACACAAAGTTGTTTGATGGATTAAAAGCATATTCTAAAGAAACAGGAATTCCACTATCCAAATTATTAGATAAAGCAATAGAACTATTTCTAAAGTCTACTGAAAAGTAGGCTTTTTAATTTTTGGGTAGCTTTCTTGCTAATAACAGCCCGAACAATAAACATATTATTCCTACTAAATAACTGCCAGCAATTTTGTTTACCCCATAAGTCGTGGATATAATAATTATTACACCCGAAAGAATAAAAAAATCTTCCTTGTATTTGCCAAGAATTGATAAGACCTTTAACCATTTTTCCATATTCCACCTCACTAAAAACTGAATCCTTCAGAAAGTATATACTTGTTTAAGTCAATTACCACTTCAGTGCTTATTCCTCTGACATGAGCATTAATTAAAGCAGCTATAGGATCTATTCTTTGCACCGCTTTTCCCTTGTCCAGCATTATGTTTCCGTTGTGATCCTCTCTCGTTATTGCATTGCCTATGGCCCATGTTAACACCGGATTGTTGTTGTGGATTATATTTCCCTGGTAAACTTTTACTCTAAAATCCTTTGTTGGCTCCCCAAGTGTAGGTATGCCCTGCGGAATATCCACAGGAATGAACTCCAGCTTTTCAAGTTCATATCTAAGCCAGGTCGCTAGGTATCTGTCATAGCAAGTTTCACCTTTGTCCCATCTGTTTTTTTCATATGTTTCTACAATATGCTTTAACACGTAATTATAATCTACCGTGGCACCTGGTGTTACAGTTATCCATCCCTCTCTTACCCAAAGGTCATACGGGACTTTATCAGTCTGCATTTTAGCTGTGAGCGTGTCCTCCGGGATGAAGCTGTGCGACATTACAGCTTTTCTGCCATCTTCCAGCTGTATTTCGTAGCTTACGCTGGTTAAATCGAGTATTGCGGACAAATCTATGCCGGAAATAACAGACAATCCGGTAACATCGGGCCATGGATTTTCTTCACTTGCTCCGCAGGCTCGCCATTTATCCATCTGCATATAGCCGTTATCCTTTTGCTGGACCCATATATTAAGGTTTTTAGTCATAAAGTCAGTCATCTTTTCAGGTATATCTTTTGCAATTTTATAATCCGCCCGCATTGAGTCAATGCCCACATCATAGGTCATTATAATCGGATTCGATTTCTTCCAATTTTCTTCGTCTCCTATGTTGTCGTTTTTATCTAATTCGCAGATCATGGTAAAATAAGCGTCATTACTCATGGATTGATTTAAAAGATTGCTGCAATATTTATATTCCTGCGTATAACATGGATAACTCAAATCTTTTCCGGCGGTAGTTATGATAAACAGCAAGGGTTCCGGCCTCGCCTTCATTCCTGTTGCCATAACAGAGTACATCTCATCCGTGGAATGCTGGTGGTATTCATCTATGCACCCAAACTGCGGATTACTTCCGTCACCATCCTTGCCTTCCTCTTTGCTAACAGGCACCAGTATGCTACCGCTTTTAAGATGCTGGATAGAATCCCTTGTTACCCTAAATTTGTTTTTGAGAGGGCTACCGTTAAGCATCAACTTTGCTTCCTGGAATACTATTCTGCTTTGTTTCATTTTAGTTCCAAGACAAAATGCCTCCGCAGCGTTAACCCCAAAGGCACTTATTTCATATAAGGCAACTCCTGCCATCATTTGTGACTTAGTGTTCTTTCTGGCCACCTCTATAAATGCTTTTCTAAATCTCCTGTACCCCGTGTCCACATGATACCAACCATAGATATTGCACAGGCATAATTTTTGCCAGGTGTTTAAAATAATCGGTTGCTTTTCCAGCACGCCCTTTGCGTGTCGGAGCAGAGCGAACCATTCGACTATTTTTACAGCCTCATCCTCTATCCACTCGTAGGGAAAGTCTTTTGTGTTTTGATTTTCTACATCTCTTAGAAACCTTTGGCAAGCTTGTATTTCTTTTTCACAGGCAATTTCCTTGCTTGTTATCCTGTCGTTGCAATATCCTCTGAGCTCATCAAGTATGGTCATTAGATATTCCCGAACCTATTCTTCAACGGATCTTCTTTTGTGGGTTCTTTTTTAGGTATATTTTTAACTTTTGCCAAAGGGTTGAGGAACAATCTATCCTCCATTTTTATCAACATATCCATTTTCTTATTAATAGCCGATTCTAATTGCAATTCTACATTGGACATCAAAAGCTTCTCAATGTTTTCTTGAAATTCTTCAGGAAACAGGCCCCCGTATTCTGCCCAATCTGCCTGCAAACCACAAACACTATTCCTGATCTCACATAGATTCAAGTATTCGCTGTGCGTCATGCAATATCTTGCTAATAATCCTGCATCACCACTAGAAACAAAGTCAACATCCTTATAAATCTTAGTTATTTCTTTCCATTTTCCATAAGCATTTGCATTATTTTTTATATAACTAGGACATATCAATTTGCTGTTTCCTAGTTTGATTTCAGTCTCTTGTCTTTTCTGAATTTCGGCTTTGGTCAAGTGGCTGGGGTTACCTCCAGCTATGTGCAGATTAATTGGTTTTGCATTTCTACCAGCCATAGCCGGTCACCTCCTTTACATTAAAATGGTCAGCTTAGTTAAAACCTAAGTTGACCATTTTTGGATTCTATTAATTTATTTCCTCTGATTATGTTACATCTTAAGTGAGTAGCTCTAACATTCCCCTTTGTGTGGGTACCACCTTTTGTAAAAGGTATTATGTGGTCTATGCTTGCTGACATAGGATTGGGATAATATAAATTTTTATCAATCTTTTCACCACAAATAGCACATTTCCAGTTATCTTTTTCATATAGATCTAAGGGATCCATGTGTTCATACTCAACATGGAATTTCTTTGCTTTTTTTATATGTTGCATATCGCTAACTACACTTTTATATTTAGGCATATTTTTATCTTCAAACCCTAAATGCTGGCAAAAACATTTTCTTGAACAAAATCTGTTAGGCCTTTTGTTCTTTCCAACAAACTCTTTCCCACAGTGCTCGCAAATAGCCTTATGCTTAGTTATGTCCTTCAAGAAACATTTATTCGAACAATATGTCCTGTTTTCGGCATTGCTTTTAAATTCTTTACCACAAAATATACATTTATGAGTGTACTTCGCAACGCTTTCCCTATATTTATTTTTACAACTACTCGAACAATATAGATTTCCTCTTTTCCCATTAAATTCCTTACCACAATTTAAGCATTTTTTAATTTCGATTTTATTGTTTGAGATTAGTGCCGCACATTTTTCTGAACAACAAATACTTTTCTCAAGAATAGTTTCAAAATCTAAACCACAGCTGGGGCATATTTTTTTATATTTAGGTTTTTCCAGTTTATATCTAGCATGTTTTTCTTTGTCATATTGTGCTTTATTTATTTTCGAACATTCATCTGAACAACATTTTTGTCTGTTTATTTTGCGATCAAATTCTTTACCACATATCTTGCATATTTTAATTATTATAACCACCTCTTAAATATATTATATCATACTTTTGAATACTTTACAATAATACAGGGCAAACTATAATAAATTATGTTACAATATAATTGAGGTGATAAAAATGGAAAAGGTTAAAACATCAATAAGCATAGATAAAGATGTATATGACAAAATAAAGGAACTTGGCGAAAAGGAAGATAGAAGTTTCAGCCAGCAAATCAATAAAATACTGAAAGATTACTTAAAGTCTACTGAAAAGTAGATTTTTTCAATTTTCCGAAAAATTCACATCCCGAAAACCGGCGAAGCTAATT